GGAAAGACGACGGTGTTAGTTATGGCGATTATATATCGCGCCCTTCGCTACTCCGGTTCCCGCCATCTTATTTGCCGCTATCGGGCAAAGGACGCCCGTTCCTCGGTGCTGCTGGAAACCATGTTGCCCTGGCTTGATAAGACGATTGGTAATAACGCTTATGCCTACCTGAAACATGAAAGCATGATCCGCCTGTATAACAATTCTGAAATCTGGATTGGCGGATTAGGCGATAAAGAGCAAGCGGACAGGATACTGGGCCATGAATACAATACAATCTACTTCAACGAAATTTCGCAACTGACTTATGCAGCGGTTACTACCGCCTATTCACGGCTCGCAATGCGGGTGCCGGGCTGCCGAAACCTGTTTTATTACGACTGTAATCCAGGCTCGCCACTCCATTGGGCCTATAAAATTTTTGTACTGAAACGGACGTTCCTGAACGGGGAGCCTTTGGAGAAACCGGAGCTGTATCAATCCATGCTCCTTAACCCGGAAGATAACAAAGACAATTTACCGGAAGATTACATATCCGACATTCTTGATGTGCTTCCTGAAAAGCAAAAAGCCCGGTTCAGGGACGGTTTATGGGTGAAGGCTGAAGGCGTCATTTATGATCGCTTTGATGAAAGCATGATTATCAGAACTGCTGACCTGCCTGACAAGTTTGACCGTTACGCTGCCGGACAGGACTTTGGCTTGAATATCACGTTTGTAAAAATAGGCTGGCTTGGGGACATGGTGTATGTCCTCTGCGACTACGGAGCCTTTAACATGACCACCCAATCCTTTAACGAAGAACTGATAGCGAAGGGCTGGCTGGACTGCCCGGATGGAATGGGTTTGCCGGTGTACTGCGACCCTGCCGGGGGTGAACGGATACAGGAAATAACCGGGGGTGTTAAAGCCAATAACAGCGTAGACAGCGGGATTGATTACATTAACGCCAAAATAGAGAGGGGACAGTTTTTTGTATGCGAAACCTGTACCGGCGTACTTTCGGAGATTTGGGATTACTGCCGGGACGAAGCCGGGGAAATCGTAAAAGTTAATGACCATTTTTTGGATGCCCTGCGGTATGCGGTGTTTTCTGATGTCCAGTATGGAGTGATACTGTCATGAGTATTTTTAACAGCATATTCGGTAAAACCAAAACTGGTAAGGCGCATAATCAATCTAATGGCGACATTTATACTACTGTCAGTGGTTTGTCCGCTGACGATATTTTCGGTAATTTATATACAGATACTCCTAAAACAGATTATTTCCTCTACAATGCTTGGGTAAGCATAGCTATAAACATCTTAATCCGCAACCTTGCGAGGGCTGATTTTGTTTTAGAGAGCGGAGGTGAAGAATTAAAAACAGGGCCGCTGTATGATCTGTTTCACCGGCCGAATGAGCATCTTAGCCGTTATGATCTCTGGAAAGAAACTTCCGCCTGGTGGTTTATCGAGGGAGAGGCGATCTGGTGGTTCGGCCCGGAGTATTCCGGCGGATTGCCCAAAGAGATTTACATTCTTGATCCCCGCAAAATACAGACCGAAGTATCCGGCACAGGGGGCGTATATGATGAACTTTTGAACCCAAGGCGCCGCTGGTTCTACCAGTGCGGGCCGGAACAAATTCCCATCTTTTCTGACGAGCTTATACATTTTCGGGAATGGAACCCGTGGAACCCTTTGCGGGGTGTTAATCCGCTGGTTTCTCTTGGCCTGGAACTGGAACAAGACTTTTACGCAAATAAATCAAATTCAATTCTTCTCAAAAACAATGCGATACCAACCGGCATACTGAAAACAGAGCAGACCTTGCGCCCGGAAGAAGCTGACCAGCTTGAACGGCGCTGGGAAAGCAAATACGGAACCGTCAAGGCCGGCAGGAAAATTGCCGTCCTTGGCAAGGGAACAAGCTTTGAGGCGCTTTCGTTTTCACCTGATGTCGTTAAGTTATTCGAACTTAAAAGGTGGAACCTCTATACCATTCTTGCGAAATTCGGGATACCGCCACGGGTAGCAAATATCTCTGACAGGTCTACTGCCCTATCGGGCAAGGACACAAAAGAGCAGCACTCGGCATTTTGGCAATACACGCTAATTCCCATTTTACGGCAGTTTGAACAGATACTCGAAAGCCAGTTTTTCATGCGCTTCAACTTGAAAGAGAAAGGCCGTTTTGATTTGTGGGATATTCCGGAACTTCAAGGAAACGAAGATGCACAGAGCAAAAGAGATATAGCGGAGATAAACGCCGGTATAAAAACCATCAATGACGTTTTAAGAGAACGGGGCAAGGAGCCTAAGCCCTGGGGCGATATTTGGCACAAGCCGAAAAACCTTATTGAAACCAGTAATGGCAAGGTAACGGAGTAAGGTTTACTGATAATGCCCGGAGGTACGCTGATGATTAGCAGAGCAGTTAATCTTTTCACTGAATATAAACAGCGCCTTATTGAATATGGCTTTCGCTATGTGGTTATCACCAATGTGGAACGAGACGGGCTTTATTCTTTGATTGAGGAAATGAAGCCAAGAATAATTTTTGTTGACAGTAACTTTAAGAAAGGAGATACCCCTTTTTGGATAACCGAACTTCGTAAACGGTTCCCTAATAATTACATTGCCGTGATTTCTTTGGCTGAATACCCTGATGACCTTGCGATGTATTGCATTGTAAACGGTGCGAAATCCTATGTTACCATAATGGATGGCATGGATGAATTTACAAAAGGGATGAAAGAAATAGTAAGAGGTGAAGAATACGTTTCGCCAAGTGTCCGTGAAAGACATCTAATGCGATCTGATACGAATATGACCAGGACTGGGCATATAACCGATGGCCAATTACGGCTTATAAAAATAGCAGCTAATGGTTTTACCAATGCGGAAATAGCAAAAACATTTGAAATATCCGAAACCAGTGTTGAAACAAGAAAATCAGAAACATATGCGGCCATGAATGTCCGCAATGCGGTTGAATTAACTGTCAAAGCTTTGAGGATGAACCTTACAAGCCTTGATGAAATAGTATTTTATGGCGGGGATTACGAATTAAAACCGCTGCCTAAAAAGAAAAAGAAACAAAAGCAAAAGGAGATTGCGTAATGATTATCAGAACGAAAAGCGGAGACTATAAGGCGGGTAATGCAACAGTTTTGCTTGACTACTTGGGTGTTACGAAAGAAACGGCGGGACGGCAGAAAATAACTGGAGGGGTTGAGCTTATAGCTTCAGTTCCGTTCATGTTGACTGCTGATGTGGAAGCCGGAGAGGGGTTACCCTGGACGCTTTCTACTTTTGATTTAGACAGGTACGGAGAGCGGATAGATCCGGCGGGGTGGGATTTCAAGCGGTACATGGATAATCCGGTTGTTGAGTGGTCTCACTGCTACGACATTCCGGCTATAGGGAAAATTGAAAACATTACTATTGATGATGAGGGGCTGCACGGCGTTGTGTATTTCAACGATAAATCTTATGACCCTTTTGCCTGGTCGATTGAACAGAGGATAAAGGCCGGGGTTATCCGGGCCGGGTCAGTGGGGTTCCGGGTTATGGAGATTGAAATTCCGTCAAAAGAGGATAGCCGGGACGGGACTTCGTTAATTTTCCGCAAACAGGAACTACTTGAATTCTCGATTTGTAATGTTCCTGCAAATCCATTTGCGCTCGCTAAGTCAATCGAGACTACAAAAAAAGAAAACACACAGGAATTGAACTGCCCTACTTTTTGGGGCGGGTTAATAAATAACTTATAGGAGTGTATCACATGGGAAAAGAAGAACTTGCGGCAATCAAAAAGCAGCTTGCCGACATGAAGAAAATAGAGTTGACCGGATTTACCAATACGGAAACGGCGACAGCCTATTTTCAGGAAAAGGAAGTCATTCTGGAGGGGATAGTCAAAGCTATGGAGACTATCACGGTACAGGAGACTGCGGCTGCTACAGCGGCAGCCGTCGAAGTTGAAGCCCTTAAAAGTACCGTAAAATCTCTACGAGAAGAAATGAAGGGACAGGCTTCAAGGCCCCGTGAACTTTCAAGGCGGGAACTGCTGTTTAACCTCGGCAAAGGAATTGTATCGGCATGGACAGGAAATCATAAGGCTTTAGCGGAATTGGCGTTTTCGCCTAACCTGAAATCAGACAACTGGACTAATCCCCGTGATGTGACCTGGGGTGAAAGGGGCTGGACAGTTAACAGGGCGGCGCTCGGTGAACCTATGGGGAACATGGCAACGAATGACCAGTACCTTATCAACCCGATTTATGAAACGGAAATTATGCAGGATGCATCAAAAAAAAGCGTAATGATGAACCTTGTTCGTCATCGGCCTATGCTCGGTCCTTCAATCTTTCTTCCTACCAGGGATCGGGGCGGAGTGGAGCTTCACTGGCTCACGGCGTACGGACAGCAGATAAAAGGCAGCAAGCCGAAAGGCGCCGAACGTGTCGAACTCAAGGCGTATACCCTTGCGGGTTACATCCCGTGGTTCGATGAATTTGAAGAGGACGTTTTTGTTGACCTTGGGGCTATGTTTATTGATGAATTTGTTGAAGTCTACGGCCAAGAATTTGACCGCCAATGTTTGCTCGCCGATGATGACCCATTCACCGGGGCTATGGCTTGTACCGATGTTACCAAGGTAACGATTGCGGGGACAAGCATTAACGATTTGACGTGGAAGGATTTCAGGGATGCGGTGTACAAAATCCCGGCGGAAGAAAGAAAGGACTGCTGTTGGTTTTTGAATGAAACGGTTCTCAATCACATTGCCAACATTGAGGACACCACAGGTAATCCGATTTGGCGGCGGCCTACTGAAGCTATGCCGGGTAAACTGGATTTGTACCCCTATCATGAGGTTTCAATCCTTCCGCAACTGGCAGATATTAAAACCGATACCCCTTTTGCTGTCTTTATGAACCCGAAGCGTATCCAGCACGGGAACCGGCGGGGTATCGAATTGAAAAAGTTTGACGGAACCTCGGAAAGCATGGAGTACGGGGAATTGTTCCTCCGGTTCAGGAAAAGGGATGGCTTTTTAGTAACACGACCGAAAAACAATATCCTCGTTCTGAAAACAAAAGCTTAACAAAAGAGAAAAGGGAGAAAAGGTCGTTCTTTGAAAAATACATCGGTCTACGGTAATCTGTAGCCGATGTCAGGGAAGGATGTTGAAAATTAGCGGTTTTCAGCTTAGCCGTCCGGGGGAAAACTCCGGACGGCTTACTATTATTTTAGTATGTTTAATTCGTCTTTAAAATTATCATTATCAAGTTTTGATGTGATGTAAAAATACAGGTGTATTCCGATGACCCTTTCTATGCGCTTTTTCAATTCATTATCAGGCTTGCTCCTGATCAGGTCTATATGGCTTCCAAAAAGCACAGCTTCTTCTCCTGTCAGGGTAATACTGATTTTATACTTTTTTGTCGTCAAATTATAGCTGCCTGCATCTTTGTTATACGAATAGCAAAAGTCCTCGCTTTCATACATTTGTTGACACATAATAATCTCCTTTTATAGCTCCATGATGAAGTACCCAGGCACAAGCCGGGAAAAGAAACTATTTGATAAAATATTCTGCAATCACGTCTGAAAGCCTGCGGCCTTTTTGTTTGGCTCTGTTACATTCCCTTAAAAACAAGTATTCATCATCGCCTGATAGAAAAATTTCATCATTGTTTTTCCGTAAAACTATGCCGAGATTTAGACGTGTGTATTGATAAGGAAAATTCCGGTAGGCTTTCGGCAGGTTGTCGTTCTTTCCTATCATGTAAAGCTCCTTGGTGGTAATTACCCCGGCATAATGCCGGGGCTGCTGCGGTTATGCAGTTAAGGCCGCATTTGCCGCGGTATTTTCCTTGTTAAAAGCGCAATCTTCACATTTAGTTTTGTCTTTGCACTTTTCACAAACTACAGAAGATGAGAACAAGGATGGCAGCAAGCTGACAATTTCTTTCATAATTTTTGTCATGGGTAGATCTAATGACCAGGCTAAACGGCGAAGTGTAACGCCTTCACGATATGAAAACTCCGGTGTATACATGGTATACCCCCTGTAAATTGATACCCCAATAGCCAAGACCAGGGCTGTTAAAATAGAAACTGCTGACCCCCATTGAAATTTGGATTTTGCGGCAATGACAGAAAAGCCTTATCTTTTGCAAAGTTAAACATTGAGTGCATGAGGGCGGCGGCTTGTTCTGCGGTGTCCGTGTACTGGAATACAGATACAATGTCGCCTAACGTGCGGACTGTGGGGGCTGGTTTGCTTACTGCGGTAATGGGGTAATAATGGGCAAAGTATGCTATGCGGGACGGGAAAGGGACATATTGACAAAAGACTTTAAAATAGCGCTTTTTACCCTGGCCGAGCATAAAACAACCCTTGAAGGATTACGGCTTTTCTGTTGTGCCTGTTTTAGGCCCCGCCATACGGCAAGGTGGGGCAAGGTTTTCGCCTTGCTGATATTTTCTAATGTTATTATAGCATTATTAAATAATATATGTCAAGCATAAAATGATATAAAATGATTTTTTAATTGACTACTGTAAAATAATGTGATAATTTGTTTTATGGCAATGGCTGAAAAAATCCGGGTTTTACTGGTTAAAAATGGCAACATAGGAGAGGCAGAACTAGCCCGCCGCCTGGGAACTACTTCAAGTAATTTTTACCAAAAAATGAAGCGGGATAATTTTTCGGAAAAGGAACTGCGGGACATTGCTGCGGCGATGGGCTGGAAACTGGATGTTAGCTTTATACATCCGGAAACCGCTGAAAAAATCTGACAGCGCCGGAGAAATTCATAGCCGCACACGCCGGAGAGATGCAACACATAGCCGGAATTCTGCGGCGTAACTTCTTATACGCTTACGAACCAAGCGGCGCACGTTTTGCCCCGGTTCTTTCAAATTTCGCCGCCCCTGCTTGCCCCTTCACTGTTAATGGACTTGCTCTATGATTAGATAGATAAAGCATGGAAGACTAACGACTTACATAGTAAAGTCTTTGGGGGGCGTTGCGTGGGGGTGTAACCCCCCGCTGGGGTAGGTAGCGTAAAAGCCGAAGGCTTTGGAGTGAGGGAGGGGGCTCCCTCCCTCTTAAAATGCTGACATCGAGCAGAATGAGGGTTAAAACACCGTCATTAAGCGATAGAATTTTCAATAAGGTAGTAGCAAGCAATAGAAGTGAATTTAAACTTATTTTGGATTTATATGACGAAAGCTGGGTTTTAGAGCACCTAGAGCTAAGTGGAAATAATTTATGGTACTCAACTAATACGGCAATTTACCATGTGGATAAATATGCGAATTAAAAAATAAAATATCTAATTATTCCCATGTCTTCCAAATTTCGGGAGCATAACCAATGGTAGCTAGTTTACCATTCCTTACTATTGGGGTTTTGAACATGGCCGGATTTGATAGTAGAGCTTCTTCTTTATCATCAACCGTAGAAAGATATGCAATATGACTGTTTACATACTCTTTGGATTTTGCGTCCAGCAATTTTTCATACCCGCCTATTGCGGACTTAACCGACTGATATTCGCCTTTACTTATACCATATTTTACTATATCTATGCTTTGAAATTTGATGCCCCGTTCCTTGAAATATCTTTCAGCTTTTTTCGTGTCAGAGCATTTGGCTTTTCCAAAGATTTGAATGTTCATTAAATTACCTCAAGTAAAGGGTTTTAAGGTTCTTTATTTTTAAAATAGGCATCTACGGTTATTCTTTTATTACCGCTGGTTCTCCAGCGAGTTGTATCGAATTCATCAACATATATCCATTTTCGAAGGCTATGGCCTGGACCGTGTGCCTGATAGCGCAAAAAACCTTCAATGTGTACACCGGTTTTTTCTTTCCCTTCCGGATTGAATGGAATAGTATCTTTCACAGTTTTAGAATTATCTGCCCTATTTACTGAATATCTTGCATCAATATAAACCCTGCGTTCTATCCAATCTGATAGGCTGGTTTTATTATTTTTTGTTTCATTTCGTCTTTTTGCCTTTTTGGAACCATTGTCAACAATTATTGGAGTTTTTTCAGCTTCCATCATTAGAGCCAAAACTGTTAAAAAAGGAAGCACATTTTTATTTTGATCCGGCTGGGGGTAAAACGCAGTTTCATGTGGGATATACGTTATCTGATCAAAACGAAGCCCATTGAAGGGATTTTTTATTCTGTTGAAATAAGTACCATTTTCGGCCCATATTATCAATATGAAATCATCTTTATCAATAAAGCCACCAATGGTATCTATATTGTCAAATAGAACTTTACCGGGTTTAGCTTCTATTAAAAAAGGGTTTTTTAAAAAAATAGGGTACTCCTCCGGGATATGTTCAATTTTTACTTTTTGAACCTTCTTACATACTGCTTCTGTTAAAACATGTACAGTAAAAGGGTCGCCAAGCTTTATACGCAAGCCAAGAACCAATGCCATCCCTTTCTGCATGCCTAAAGGGTTCCTACCGTTCATCATGCTAAGCTGCTGTACATCGTTGATTAGATTTCCGGTTGGTTCGAAATCTTTAATATTGATTGACCTAAGATTTTCAGATATGCGTTCCATTAGAATTCTCCGTTAAAACAGGGACTTATATCCATGTATGTTTCCGGCCTTTCAAAATTTACCTGGTCATACTCGCCCGGCTTGTTTACCCTTACGGATAATTCCTCGCCAAAAATGTACTTTTCCATAAATTGTTCATCTTTGGAAAAATTCATTGTTTTACTCCTTCTGGATAAATTTGATATTCACACCCTATGCACGCAAGCCAATACCCGCCCGGCTACTCTGATGTCCTCCATGTCTATGCCTGAAAAGCGGCGTGGTTCATAGGCGGGGTTTGCGCTAATCAAGATAATGGACTGATTGGAGGTGTCAAAGTCTACTCTTTTTACCAAAAGAGTATTGCCAACGGAAACCACATAGATACCGTTGCCCTCTTTTAGGCCGGGGTGGAAAATAGCAATATCGCCGTTATTGATATGTTCGTTTATCATGCTGTCTCCGGAAACGTAAACCGCCTGTAATTTATCAGGTCTATAAGGGGTAATCAGGGAGCGCGGAACTTGAAATGTGCGCTTTTCAGGGTAGTCCTGGACTTCCATTCCCCGGCCTGCGGCAGCTTCCTGATCCAGCAATTCTATCAGGACGGTATCTTCATCAATTCCAGGGCTTCCTTCTCCGGTTATAAACCAGTGCAGATTAACCTTATGGACAGTAGACAGCTTCTCCAATAAATCACGGGGGGGCTTTAAGCGGCCTGATGATATTTGATAATTCATCGACAGGGATAAACCGAGGCTCTCTGCAAAGTCTTTTTTTGAGAGGCCGGACTTTTCGAGAATAAAAATATACCTTTCAGCTTCATTGGCCATTGACAGGTTCCCTCTTATACTGTAGTATTTACTATAGTTAGTTAAAGCATATACTATACTGTAGGATTTGTAAAGAGGCAGGAGGGAATATGACAGATATTCTCATCGGTACAAGCGGGTATTCGTACACAGAATGGGTAGGGCCTGTCTACCCTGACGGGACCAAACAAAAGGACTTTTTGTCCTGTTATGCGGGGTTGTTCCCTACTGTGGAACTAAACTTTTCCTACTACAAAATGCCGGAAGCCAAGAGCCTGGCTAAAATGCTGGTTGAAAGCGAAATAATGACTAATGACCAATTACTAATGACTAATGGGAAGAGGCGGGAGAAGCTGACTTTTTCGATTAAGGCCCATAGGACTTTGACGCATGAGATAGACCCTGCCCAATGGGAGAATGAAGCGAAAACTTTTTTGACGGCGATTGAACCAATGATGGAAGCAAAGCGGCTGGAGGCGGTTTTGTTTCAGTTTCCTTACTCGTTCCATTATACGACAGATAACCGGAAATATTTAGATAAGCTTTTGACTTTCTTCAAGAGTGTACCAGTAGCGGTTGAATTCAGGACTGTTGATTGGTGTAACCAACGGCTAATTGATGGAATGAAAGAACGGAAAGTGGCGCTGGTTTCTTTGGATATGCCGGAGCTGCCGAG